GCAGGAACTGGAAGCCCGCCTGCAGGCCCTGCTGCCGGCATGACACGCCGCCGCGCCTGACCGGCGCGGCACACCGCATCACACGTAGCCGGCCGCCTTCAGGCGCGCCCAGCGCTGCGCACCGATCGCCTTGCGCATCGCCGGCATTGGGTCCACCGAACCGGTGTTGTCTGCCACAGCGACCACGAAATCCTCTGTGGTGTGCAGCAATGCACGCTGTTCCGGCGCATCCAGCCACGCCGCCACCCGCGTCAGCAGGCGCATCGCCGAAGTGGTACTGCCCCGCAGCTCCATCAACCGGCCATGGCGCTTGCACGCGTCCAACAGGGCCGGATCGTCGAACCAACACTCATCCTCGTCGCGCTGGCCGGCACGCATCTCGTCCGGTGCCCACAGGTAGTAGGCAACGTCCTCACCGCGTTCAAGCACCGCCTGCCGGTAGGACTGGCGCCCCCAGGTGATGAACGGTGGCCAGGCCGAACTGAAGTCGCCATCGGTGAAGCACAGCAGCAGGCAATACAGCGGCTCGTCGCGTGGAATCAGCGGCAGCTGGGTGGCGATGGCCTGCATCAGCAGGCGCTCCACATCGGCAGAGGCGGCGGCCAGGGTTTCGCCGCGGCGAGGGCGCTGGTACTCCAGGCGCTGGTTGCCGGTCGGGGTGCCGTCCTCGTGCAGATACTGCAGTTCGATGCGGTCCAGCGCGCCTGCGTCATCGTAGCTGTACACGTCCTGGCACCACCAGGTCGGGCTGCCTTCCTGCCAGTTGCGCTTCACCACGCGCTGCAGCACCTCGCCCGCCCAATGGAACGTGCTGTCGTAGCCGCGCTGGCCCACCGTCAATTCGCTGTACTGCAGGCGCCCCTGCGGTTCATGCAGGGTGCGGGCCGAGGCAATGCTCCCGCCACGATAGAAGCTCACGCAGTGCCGCTGCCCGACGCCGTGCAGCCACACCGTCGTCCTGGCGCCGTTGTCAGCCACGGCCATCACGATGCGCCCCTGCGCGTCGAACCCGTGATGCACATGCGCGTCCGGGTCCGCCTTGGCATCCTCCAGCCAGCGGCTGCGGCGGAAGCCATACTTTTCGGCCATGAACGGCGCGTCGTGCGCCATATCGCCACTGGCCCAGCGCCAGCTCACCACCTGGGCCCGGCATTGTTCGATCAGGGCCGTGGCGGCGCGAGCATCGGCGTACTGCTGGTACAGCGTCTGGATCATGGTCGAGGTCCGTTCAACACAGCGCGGCAGCCTAGCATGCAGCGGCGGCTTGCCAAGCCTTCCCAACGAAAAACGGCGCTCCGAAGAGCGCCGTTCGCGGTACATGAAGCGGTAGCTGTTACCAGTTCATGTTCAACGAAACACCCACGGTGCGCGGTTCGTTGTAGACCGCGGCCATGTAGTTTTCGATCACGCCCTTCAGGTTCTTTTCGTTGGTGATGTTGCGCGCGAACAGCGCCACTTCGTAGGCACCGTAGTTGCCGGAGTAACCCAGCTTCAGGCCACCTTCGAAATCACCCTTGGAATTGAACTCCTGGCTGTCATACAGCACGAAGCTGGTGTAGCCCTGCTTGTTCCAGTCGGTGGACACGAACATCGTGCCCGCGTCGCTGACCGGCATGTCGTAACGCGCGGCGAAGTTGATGTTGTACTTCGGCGCGTTCGGCAGCGGGTTGCCATCGATCTGGGCAAAGGTGTTGGCGCCGACCTTGATGGTCGGGTCGTTCACCGTGCACACCACCTGGCCGTTCAGGCCGCAGACCTGCGCATACACGCGCTTGTCCTGGATCTCGCTGTGCAGCAGGCTGACACCGGCGCTCAGGGTCAGGTTCGGAACCGGGCGCAGTTCCATGTCCGCTTCGAAGCCGTAGGCCTTGGCCTTGTCGGCGTTGAACAGCACGCCGTTGCCGTCCGAATCGTTGCCGTTGAGCTGGATGTCGTTGACCGTGTAGGTGAACGCGGTGGCATTCAGGCGCAGGCGGTTGTCCCACAGGCTGCTCTTCACGCCGGCTTCCCAGGACAGGATGGTCTCCGAGTCGGCGGTGGTGAAATCAGCGTTGAACACGGCCGAGCGGCCCTGGATGGTCGGGCCGCGGAAGCCGCGTGCAACCTTGGCGTAGACGCTCACGTTCGGGTTGAACTGGTACATCGCGCTGACGTCCCAGCTCGGGGTGGTGTCGGACATCTTCACGTCCGTACGGCCCTTGTAGGTCACCACGCCGGCGGCAGTGTCGGCGGTCTTCAGCAGGCGCGTGTGCTTCTCGTCGCGGGTCTGGCGCAGGCCGGCGGTCACGCTGAACTTGTCGGTGAAGGCGTAGCTGAGCTGGCCGAAACCGGCCCACGAGGTGTTCTTGTTGCGCAGGCGCACCCAGTTGTTCGGGTTGCGCGCCGCGCCCTGCAGGAACCAGCCGCGCTGGTAGAAATCGGTGGTATCGCTGCCGTTGAAGTAGAACGCACCGGCCTGCCACTGCAGGGCGCTGTCATCGTGGCTGGCCAGGCGGAATTCCTGGGTCCACTGGTCCAGGTCACGGATCTGACCCATCGACTGGCCGTAGCCGTTGGCCACGCCATTGAACGGGAAGTCCGCCGCCGCGCCACCGTCGGTGTCGCCACGGCTGTAGCCGGAGGTGGTTTCGTAGGCGGTGATGGAGGTGAAATCGACCGCGCCGAAATCGTAGATCGCCTTCACCGAACCGCCGTAGGTCTTGTAGGCCTGCGGGTTGTTGTCGGCTTCGTCGTAGGCCACCTTGTCGCGCGGCACGTCGGTCTGGTTCGAGCCCTTGGTCAGCGCACCGCGCAGGAACAGGGTCGAGGTGCCGTCGTAATCGCGGGCGTGGGCCGAAGCCAGGATCGAGAACTGGTCGCTGGGCTTGAGCAGCAGCTGCGCACGCACGTTGCGGTCATCGAAGCCGCCCATGGCGTTCTTCTTCGGGCTGACCGTGCCGTCGGCGCTGGGGCCACGGTAGGTGTTGTCCACGTAGTCATCGCGGTGCTGGTACAGCGCCGACACGCGGAACGAGGCGATGTCATTGATCGGGCCACCGAAGCCGCCATCGACCGACACGCTGTTGTAGGTGGCGTAGCTGGCGCTGACCCGGCCGGTGTACTCATCGGTCGGCTTCAGGGTGTCGAACTTGACGATGCCGGCGGTGGTGTTGCGGCCGAACAGCGAGCCCTGCGGGCCGCGCAGCACTTCCACCTGGTCCACGTCGTAGACCGGGTTGGACTTCAGCACCACGTGTTCCAGCACCACGTCGTCCTGGATGATCGACACCGGCTGCGAGGCACCCAGGTAGAAATCGATGTTGCCCAGGCCGCGAATGTAGAAGCGCGGGAAGATGCGGCCAGTGGTGGTTTCCGCATACAGGCTGGGCACGCGGCCGGACAGCGCCAGCAGGGTGTCATCGCCGCCGGCGGTGAAATCGCGCATGCGCTCGCCCTGCACCACGCCCACCGACACCGGCACTTCCTGCAGGTTCTGCTCGCGGTGTTCGGCGGTCACGGTGATCGTGTCCAGGCCGGTCGGGGTCGGTGCGCTGTCCTGCGCGGCGGCGCCGAAGCTGGCGGCCAGGGCCAGGCCGGCACAGGCCAGGGCCAGCGGGTGGCGGCGGAAGGAAAGCGAGGAAGACGACATGCCCGTCGAACGACGGGAAGCGATATGGGAAGGCATCGAAAGCTCTTGGGAGACGTCCGGGCGGCCTGCGCAAGCCGGGCGGTAGAGGGGGAACCACTGCGCAAGCGCCCATTATCGCCCGAATTGTTACGATTTCGTTGCGCATCCCGTCGCAGTCCGCGTCCCGCCCGCTGCGGCAAAGTGCACCGAAGGAAGGCGGCAGCCTGCGCCACCGCCTTCCGGCCCCGCCTTCCCTTACGCCGTGGCCAGTGCCGGGCGCCGCTGCAGCACGAAGCGGCCGGCCGCGTCCTGCAGCGCGTGGGCCTGTTCGCTCATGGAACGGGCCGAAGCGGACGCCTCTTCCACCAGCGCGGCGTTCTGCTGGGTCACGCCATCCATCTGCACGATGCTCTGGTTGACCAGTTCGATGCCCGCCGCCTGTTCCTGGCAGGCATGGGCGATCTCGCCCACCAGCCCGCCCAGTTCAGTCACCGAGGCAACCACGTCCTGGATGGTGCGCCCGGCATCGCCGGCCAGCACGTTGCCTTCGGCCACGCGGGCCACCGATTCCTCGATCAGCCCCTTGATCTCCGCTGCCGCCAGCGTCGAGCGCTGTGCCAGCGCGCGCACCTCGCTGGCGACCACCGCGAAGCCGCGGCCGTCCTCACCGGCGCGTGCCGCTTCCACGGCGGCATTCAGCGCCAGAATATTCGTCTGGAAGGCGATGCCATCGATCACCGTGATGATCTCGGCGATGCGCCGCGAGGCTGCATCGATCTGGCCCATCGTCGCTTCCATCTCGGCCATGGCCGCGCCCCCGCGCCCGGCCACCTGCGCCGCCTCACTCGCCAGGCGGTCTGCGCGGCGTGCATGGTCGGCATTCTGCCGCACGGCCGAGGTCATTTCCTCGATCGAGGCGGCAGACTCTTCCAGGTTGGCAGCCTGCTGTTCGGTACGGCGGGACAGATCATCGTTGCCGGCAGCGATTTCCGCAGCGGCCGTGCTGACCGCAGCGGCGGCCTGCTGGATGCGGCCGACGATGCCGGCCAGGGCGCCCACCGTTGCATTGGCATCCTCGCGCATGCGCGCGAACACCCCTTGCGACTGCCCGTCGATGCGGTGCCGCAGGTCACCTTCGGCCAGGTTGCGCAGCAGGCCCGACAGCGCCAGCAGGTTGTCATCGGCCGTGGCCATCACGCTGTTCAGGCCCTGCACCATCTGTTGGAAGTCATTGGCGAAGGCCTGCGCATCGCCGCGCACGCTGAAATCACCGCTCGCCGCCGCCGCAACCAGGCGCTTGATCTCGCCGTTGATGCCCTGCAGCTTGCCGCGCACGCCGTTCAGCGCCTGCGTGATCGCCACCTGTTCGCCGGGCAGCACGTCCATGGTCTGCTGCAGATCGCCTTCGGCGTAGCGCTGGACCAGGGCCACCATGCGCTGCTGGGTCTGCAGGTGCGCCGCCACCAGCGCGTTGGTGCCGGCCACCATGGCGCGGAACTCACCCTCGAAGGCCAGCTCGTCGATCCGGTGGCTGACCACGCCCGCCGCATGGCGTTCGCTCATGCTGGCCTGCGCCTGCAGGATCTCGCGCAGCTTGGCGCGCATCTGCTGCAACGACCCCAGCAGACGGCCGACCTCGTCATCGCGGCCCGTATCGATTTCGCGGTCCAGGCGCCCGCTGGCCACATCGCGGGCGACCTGCGCCGCCGCGGCCAGCGGACGACCCAGCAGGCGCCGCACCACCAGCACGATCAGCACGACCACGGTGGTCAGCGCCAGCACGGAAATCAGCGCGATGCGCAGCATCAGGCCGTTCAGCACCTCGGCCAGCACCGATTCCGGCTCCAGGCCGATCACCAGCCATTGCCAGGCGCCGTAGCGCTGCGCCGCCGCGAACCAGGCCTGCTGGGGGCCACCATCGGCCGGGCGCAGATGCAGACGCGCCTGGGTGCTGCGGCCATCCAGCAGCGCCTGCAATGCAGGCAGATCGGCCGCGGCCACGCGTTCCTGCAGCAGGCCACCTTCGCCATCGGCGGCGGCCAGCACGCGGCCGTGGTCCTTGCCCTGGCGCGTGTCGACCACGATGAAGCGGCCCTCGCGGCCCAGCGTCGCCTCGCGCAGGCGCGTCTTCAGTGCGGCCAGGCCCTGCGAGTAGTCCTGCCCCACGAACGCGATGCCAGCCACGCTGCCATCGGCCGCCGGGATCGGCATGTAGTGGGTCATGTAATCGGTGCCGAACAGGTGTGCCGGCCCCGTGTAGCCCTGCCCCGCGCGCACCCGCGCAAAGGCCGGGTTGGCGTGGTCCAGCACGGTGCCCAGCACGCGCTCGCCCTGCGCGTTGCGCAACGAAGTCGCCACGCGGACGAAGTCTTCGCCGTCACGCACGAACACGGTGGCAACGCCGCCGGTCGCCTCGGCGAAGCGATCAACCTCGGTCGATGCCGGGCCGATCGCCTGCGTGCCCAGGCGCAGGGACGGCGCACTGCGGCCGGCCACGTCGATGGGCGCGGTGGCATCGGCCAGCGCCTCGCCCTGCGGCAGCATCGCGCGGAAGGTACCGGCGATGCGCTGGGTGCTTTCGCCCAGGCTGCGGTCATACAGCTGCACCGAATCGCGCATCAGCACCGTGCTGGTATCCAGCCCAGCAACCACGCGCTGCTGGTAGCTGTCGGCGGTATCGCGGTAGATCAGGATCGCCAGCGCGGCGAAGGCCACGGTGGTGATCGCCACCATCAGCAGCGCCAGGCGGGTTGCGATGGTCAGGGTCCGCTTCGGCGGCGAGGCGGAGAATCGGGAGGCAGCCGGGGTCATCATCAGAGGGAATATCCGTGGAAGGGAGCGCACGAAACGCTCCCTCTTAACGGCACCGTTCTGGTCCTCTTTACGCCACCCGGCCTAGCCGCTTCAGGTTATTGACAGCGCCAAGCCCTTGATTCACAAACCCTGTTCAGCTTCACCGGGGCCCGGCACGGCCAGCACGGTACGCGGTCCGGGCAGGCCGTCAGCGCCCAACGTGGTCACCGCCCGCAGATGGTCCAGGCGGATGCGCTGCTCGCCGTCATCGGCGTCCAGCAGCAGGAATTCCTCTTTGCCAGACGTGCTCAGCGTGGTCCGCGCGCGGGCCACGAAGGTGCGGCCATCCATCAGTTCCACCTGCAGCAGGTCGCGCTGCAGGCAGGCGATTTCCAGCACATCGTGCAGATCGCACGCGATGGGACGGTAGTCGGTCATGGGGCGTCTTCAGGCAGTCGAGGCGCCCAGCCTGCCACGACTGCCGCCCACGCGGCTTGGCAAGCCCCCGGCGGCGGCGCTACACTGGCTTCGCCGTGGGGCCATAGCTCAGCTGGGAGAGCGCGTCGTTCGCAATGACGAGGTCAGGAGTTCGATCCTCCTTGGCTCCACCACTATTCAGTGCGGCAACGCACTCAAAAGGCCGGAACTCCTGAAACAGCAGGGCTTCCGGCCTTTTTTGTTGCACGGTGAAGACCGGTCCAATGCGTTGCAGCTGGTGAGACGGTGGGGGTATATTTTGGGGCATCCGCCCAATGCCCCCAAGATCGATGCCCCCACTCTCCGACCTCGCAATTCGGCGCGCCAAGCCGACCGGAAAGACCCAGAAGCTGTTCGACGGCGGTGGGCTCTATCTGGAGATCTCCCCGGCCGGCAGTCGCTGGTGGCGGATGAAGTACCGCTTTGATGGGAAGGAGAAGCGCCTGGCGCTGGGGGTCTACCCCGAGGTGCCCCTGCAGCTGGCCCGGAACCGTCGCGAGGACGCACGGCGCCTGCTCGCCCAAGGTGTGGACCCGAACCAGCAGAAGAAGGAAGCTGCCGCAGCCAAGGCCGGCATGGAGGCGCAGACGTTCGGCGCGATCGCGCGCGAGTTCATGGACGGTCGAATCTGGTCCGACGACTACCGGGTGAAGGTCGAGGCCTGGATGAAGAACGACATCCTGCCGTGGATCGGCAGCCGACAGGCCGCCGAGCTGGAGGCACCCGACTTCCTTGCCCTCGCCCGCCGGATGGAGAAGCGCGGCGCCATCGAGTCGGCGCACCGGGTCATCCAGAAGTGCGGCGAGGTGATGCGTTACGCCATCGCCTGCGGCATGGCCAAGCGCAACCCGGTGGCCGACCTGCGCGGCGCGCTGCAGCCGACGCCCAGGAACCACTATGCCGCCATCACCGAGGCGCGCGAGCTGGTGCCGCTGCTGCGGGCCATTCCCCAATACCGGGGGAGGCAGGTCACCCGTTGGGCTTTGGCCTTGGCACCGCTGGTGTTCGTGCGCCCTGGCGAACTTCGGAAGGCGGAATGGTCGGAGTTCGATCTGGACGCCGGGCAGTGGCTGATACCGGCCGGCCGCATGAAGCGGCGCAGGGAGCACCTGATCCCGCTGTCCAAGCAGGCCCTGGCCATCCTCAATGAGATCCAGCCCCTCACCGGCAAAGGGCAGTACGTCTTCCAGGGACGGAACAGCGCGAAGCGACCGCTCAGCGAGAACACGATCAACGCCGCGTTGCGCAAGATGGGGTTCGAGGATGACGTGATGACCGGGCACGGGTTCCGCGCCACTGCGCGCACCATCCTGGACGAGGTGCTGGGGTTCCGGCCCGACATCATCGAGCACCAGCTGTCACACATGGTCAAGGACCCGGACGGCCGGGCGTACAACCGGACCAAGCATCTGGATGAGCGCGCCAGGATGATGCAGGAGTGGGCGGACTACCTGGACCGGCTGCGCGACGGCAACGTGGTGCAGCTGCGGGTGGCCTGAGGCTTCAGACGGTGCGCTGCAGGGCGTTGCGCCCTGCCCTGACCCCACTCTTTGCCGAATCCTTGGCCCGGGGCTTCACAGCGGCGGGCGGCCGGATGGGCTCGAGCGCTTCCCGGATCCGTGCGGCAGCCGTCGCAGCAGCCTCGTCCAGGCGCTGGGCTTGCTGCTGTTCGCGGGTGGGTGGCAGGCCGGGCAGCGGCGACGCCGGCTTAATGGGGGTGTTGTCGGTCAGGCGGACGACCGCCTCTCGCAGCGGCAGGTCCGGAAATAGCCTGGCGGCGCACCAGCGCTCGGCGAAGCGCTTGCCCTGTCGGATGCTGGCGACCGGGGCACTCTTGGTCTGCCACATCTTCAGGGCGTCCAAATGGAGCCGGTAGCCACCCTCACGCGCCGGGGTGACGCTGGCTACCTCGCGCCCGTTCCACCACAGCGTCCAGCGCTCGCCCATCTGCCCCCACCCAGACGGGATGGGGGCAGTGCGGAAGCCTTGGTAGCCGAGCGAGGGAAGCATGGCCAAGAGGATACGACCGAGAGTCGCAGAGGCTGCGACCAGAACGCTGAACCGATCAGGGACCGGTGCGGGTTATCTCTACCGTGACCTCGCCACCGCAAGGGCACGAAGCTGACTGGATTACGTCCTCGCCATGCTGGTTCTCGCAGCGCAGGGCGAAAACCTTGGAATCAGGCCCACTCCAGCTTCCACCGGAGTATGCGGATCCCTTCTCATGGGCCGCTGGTGTGTCTACGGTCCCGCAAGCCGTGCAGGTCAAGCGGTAGTGGGTGGAATCGATGATGCCCATACAGCCTCCGGTTGTTGGCCAGAGCATATTCCTACCCCGCCCATCACGCCAACCGAGGTAGCGTCATCGCATGTGCGGCCGATTCGTCCAGCTCCCCGTTGTCGACTTTGGCCAGCCCGGTCTGGCAGACCTTGCCCCCGACTTGGCCGAGATCCAGCCCAGCTTCAACCTGGCCCCTACCCAGCGGGCTTCGGTCATTCTCGACCGCGGCGAAGGCCGACAGGTCACCCGGATGGCATGGGGTCTGCTGCCGTTCTGGGCGAAGGCCAAAGGCCTCCAGGGCTCGACCATCAATGCCCGCATCGAGACGGTGGCCACCAAACCGGCATTCCGCACAGCGTTCAAAAACCGCCGCTGCGTCATCCCCATGGCCGGGTACTACGAATGGTCCGTCAGCCCCGAGGACGGCAAGAAGGACCCGTGGTTCATCCACGCGGCCGGGCCCCTGCTGGCCGCCGGTCTCTGGGAGGGCGCCAGTCCGCTGCTGCCCGACGGCAACTTGGGCACCTTCACCATCATCACCGGGGACAGCAGCGGTGTGTCGGCAGATATCCATGACCGCATGCCGGTTTGGCTGCAGGCCGGCCAGATCGATGACTGGTTGGCAGCGGGCCCAGACGATGCCATGGCCATGCTGCTGGCCAGCGAGCCTCCGGCGATGGAGGCCTATCGCGTCAGCCGCGCGGTGAACTCGCCCAGAAACAATCGAGAGGATCTGCTGCGCCACGTGCCATAGCTGGAAGGTCGTCGGCGTTCCGCCGATACTGCCTGCCATCTATCCGCCCGTGGCGTTCTCATGCTTGGCAGCTTCCGCTTTTTCCTCGCGCTCTGCGTAGTCCTGTTCCACCTAACCGGCCAGATAGCCAACCTCGGCCAGTTCGCGGTCGAGTGTTTCTATGTCATCAGCGGGTATCTGGTGACAATGATCCTGACCAAGACCTACAAGTTCGAGTTCAAGTCCTTCGCGCTTAATCGCTTCCTAAGGCTCTACCCGTCCTACTACGCGCTCGCGCTCCTAACGTTGGTCATGTGGTTCGCCCTGCCGCGCATGCCAGAGTTCCATGCATGTTGGGTCTGGGCGGGCCGCACCACGGACGTCATTGGGAACGTTCTAATCTGGCCTTGGACCTTCTTCCCTGACCAGCCAGGTAACTACAAGTTCCGGCTGATCCCCTCGACCTGGTCTATTGCTGTCGAGATCTGCTGCTACTTCCTTCTGTGGGCCTTCGCAGCACGGGGCTGGCGCTGGACTGTGGTCACCTTACTGGCATCCGCTGCCTACCACGTTTACAGCCTCTCCACTGGTATGGAACCTGCAACACGCTACACGCCGGTGTCTGCGGCGATGTTGGCGTTCTGCACCGGGTCTCTCGCATACCGCGCGAGTGATCTTGTAGTGAAGCACCGCCCAGTCTGGATGACTCACAAGGCAGCTCAGCCGCTACTGCTACTTGTTGCCATCTGCGCCTTCGGCGCCGTATGGAAAGCGAGCGTTTACGACGGGACCGCCACGACTAATCCGTACTACTACGGCGTCATCATCGTTGCCGCGCTCGTCTCCCTGATGTTCCATGGCGCACGGGCCAATGGTGCGCTTGGCTTTGTCGACCGCTGGCTAGGAGACCTATCCTACCCCGTGTTCCTCATCCACTACCCGGCCGGGTACTTGGTCTGGCTGGCAATCGGCCAGCCTGAAGCGATGAGAAGCTGGACTATCGCACTTTGGGCGATCCCCGTCTCAATGACCATCAGCGTTGCGGTGATTAGATTGGTGGACATCCCTCTGCGAAAAATACGCGACACAGTGCGGTCTCGGGCACCTGGCTCGAATCAAGTTCGTTCTGACATTTCGGCATCAGGCGGAGAGCGCTAAAGACTCAGTACGCAGCTGTTCCGAAGAGTCGCCTTTGATTGGCAAAAGGATTGGAAGAAAGCGCGGCCATAGTTACAAGATCCACTGCAGCGACCGTGAGCTGGTTTCGGCCTGCATTGAACCTCCCCACGATCCCGGGAAACTCCTCATTCCATGTGCCGCCTGCGAGGCCGATCATGGGATTGGCCCATAGCCACGGATTGGCCTGGCCCTTGGTCAGGTTGAATGTCTTAGGCCAACCTTGGCTGTTTGGGTCATCGAACACCTGGGTGATGCGCAGCTGCCTGTATGCCGATGCGAAGACCAGATTCCCTTGGGCATCAAATACGTCAATGCCATAGGGTGATCCGCCCGAACCCATGCCGACGCGCGTTGATAGGACCGCCCAATCAAAAGGGCACTGGCCCCACAGCTGCACGCCGCCATGAGGGCGCGCAGGGGTGCTGCCGAATGCTTCGTAGGGAGAGTTCACAAAACAGCCGCCGACGTACTGCCCCGTTGCCTCTGGTCGAATGATGACCATCGGGCATTCAAGGGCGGTGCTGGTCGCCGGATCCAACCCGATGTTGACGAAATAGCTGTTGCTGCCGACGGCTCGCGTGTTGCAGTAGCCGCTGAAAGCAATTCTGGGATTTCTGTAGTCGCTGTCGATCTGCAGGATCTGCTCGTCGTTAAAGACCTGAAGGCCAGCGTTCATATGCGAAGCACCGTGTAGTAGTTCACCCGGGGAGTCGTCCCGAAAGAGTCATTGCAGATCACGTTGAAGCCGCCGTTGACGATGGTGACCGGGTTGCCGGAACCCGGACCCGATGACGCAACCACGATCCACGTGCCGTCGTTGGCCATCTCTGGCACCGCGACGAACACGGTCTGAACTCCAGACCCCGCGGGAGGCTGGTAGGACCCAGATACAACATGCCGGGTCAACCGCTCCGTGACATCTAGTACGAGAACGCCGTTGGCATCCCAAACTTGCAGGCCCTGTGCCATCACCAGATCCCGAGGCGCACGCGCAGCGTGCCGTTGGCGTCATAGACCCTGATGGCCCGGTCGTTGATGGTCAGATAGCCACCGTCATTCGCTCCCGTCATCGTCAGTGTGCCGTTCTTGTCCAACCTCCACCGGGCGTTTCCGCCGGCCCCTGTCGCGTTGGACTGGATCACATCCCCGATCATGGCGTTCTGGATCCAGCCAGTGCCGATCAGCGCCTGGTTGATGAAGGTCTGCCCGTTCTGCACCACAAACGGCGTGGTCACCTGGCCGTTGACCACGTTGACCAGGGCGAACCGATCCGCCTGGAACAGGATCTGGCTCTGGTAGCTGCCATCCGGCTGGTTCTCGATACCTATGCCCATGCCGGCCGCGTAGTACTGGCCGTTCGCTGCAATCTGCAGCTTCAGGCTCCAGGAAGCGCTGATTCTGCCGTCCATCTCGATCACGGCCTGGCTGGCCTCTTCAACAATGGCCCGCGTCTCGCCAACCGCCACCTCGTTCGTCTCGACCCGCTTCGATAGTGCGTAGTCGCCCTCTGCGATCACCGTCTGGATAGACATTGAACCGGCGAACACGGTTTCGTCGCCAGCGCCCCAGTCCTCATCACCCGCTGCCTGGACATCAAGCTGCGCAAACAGGCCATCTGTTTTGCGCCCAACGGCCTGCAGGCCAGTCTCCGGATCATTGACCTGCAGCTCCAGCGAGCTCACACGACCCGCCACGGCCCCGGCCTGCGCCACGGCATCCCCGATGTCCTGCCACTTTGTGCCCGGCGGCTCTTCGTTGCCCGGCTCGGCCGCCTGCCAGCTCCAGATCTTCCCGTTGTGCACCACGGTCTGGCCAAGTTCGTAGGTTGCATCCTCCTGCCAGATCAGTGGCACGATCTGGTCGATGCTATCGATCTTCGCCAGCAGGTCCTGACCCAGCGCGCTCTCACTGATCCGGCCCGAGAAGTACGCATCGTAGTCGGACTGGTTGGTGCTGGCCTCGCCCATGACACCCACATCGGCCGGATACCAGGGGCCGATGTTGCCGCTCTTGTCCACCAGGCGTGCCCAGAAATAGAAGCGTGCGCCGGCGGCCAGGCCATCCAGCTCCACCCGGTTCTGGGGATAGGCATAGTCGCCCAGCTTGGTCGCCGTTTCCCGGTTCGGGCCGGTGCTGCGCCAGATCTCGGTCCGCTGGGTATCCGTCGCGCCAGGGGGAAATGCCCACGCCAGCCGGATCCCGAACACGATCGATGTGGCAGTGAGCGAGGTGACTGCCGGCGGCGGCTCCGTCTTGCCCAGGATCTCGGTCAGCGGACTCATCGCCGGCAGGGACACCGCATTGAGGGCGTTCACCGCGCGCACGCGGGCCAGATACATGCCGGCGTAGATCCCTTGGATATCGATGCTGGCCGTGGCCACCCGCCCCGCGCGTACCCAGTTCAGATCATCCCGCTGCCACTCCACGTCGTAGGCAATGGCCTTGTCCGCCGCATCCCACTGGATCGTGAGCGTGGGCGTGGCGATACCCTGGTTGATCACCACGTGCGACGACAGCGAAACGTTTGTCGGCGGCGGCTGCACGCTGGGCGGGATGATGCTGATGGGCGGCAGCTCCAGACGGGTGCCATCATCGATCGCGGCATACTTCCCGGGCACGTGCTTCAGCGCCGTGATGTTGAAGGTGAGGTCGTCCCCTTCGGAAATACCCACCACCCGGAACAGCTGCAGCACCAGCTCGCTCGATTCGGTAGCCCACACAGACTGCTCCACCGGGACAGCTGACCACGGGGCTGCCACGGTCACCGCGCCAGTGCCGCGGTCGATCGCGCTGACGCTGCGGCCTTCCACCTTGCCGCTCGGGAGCGTCGCGTGCAGAAGGTCACCGGCTGCCATCTCGTCAGGGATGCGGTCCAGGGTGAGGCTGGTAGCCGTCGCCGCGCGCACGCGCCCTGCATTGCGGCGCCCAGCGCGGTTGGGGTCGGCGATCTGGATCACGTCCCCAGGCATACATGACATCGCATCCAGGCCGACGGAGAAGGTCACAGTCTCCGTTTCCAGGTTCTCGGTGAACAGGATGTGGTTGCCAACGCGCTGCGCCTGCGCGCGGGAATGGCACCCGATCGCGGTCACCTCGGTCTGGTTCACGCCGTAGCGGGCGATACCCTCCAGGTGCTGCACCGGCTCGACCTTCTGGCGGCCGAAGTCGTCGGGATCGGTCCAGGACACAAGCGCAACGGTGTGCCGCGCCTTCCGGCCGCTGCCCTCATAGCGGAAGCGGCCGTCGATGACGTTGGCCTGGCTGAAGGTCATGGTGGGGTCCTTCGGCATATCTGCCGACGCCATCACCTGCCCCGCCGCGTAGAAGCTGATGCCGCGGAACATACTGGCCATGTCCTGCAGGACCTTATACGCGTCGGCGCGGCTCTGCAGGTACAGGCTGCAGGTGAAGCGCGGCTCCCTCCCGCCCAGCCCATCGCTCACCAGCTGATCGCAGTACTGCGCGATCTGGTACAGGCGCCACTTATCTACCCAGTCCAGCGGGATGCGGTTGCCCAGGCCAAAGCGGTCGTTGGTCACGATGTCGAAGAACACCCAGGCTGGGTTGTTCGTCCAGGCAGCCTTGAACGTGCCATCCCAGGTGCCGTTGGTCGTGCCGATGCCGCTGGTTGCGTAGTCGCGGGTCATCGGGTCGTAGTTCGCCGGCACGCGCACGATGCGCCCCCAGATGCGATACGACCGCGAGGGGATGTTCTGGAAGGCGCTGGCGTCCACCTGCACCGCTGCGAGCGCACAATTCGGGTAACGCAGCTTTACGTCGATGATCTCCGTCATCGACAGCACATTCACCGTGTCCGAGATCAGCGAGTTGTTCTGGTTCGGGGTCAGCCGCCGGATACGGATCTGCCATTGGGACCCGGGCGGCAGGTCAATGCGGCGGCTGCGTTCGTATTGGGTCGTGGTCTTGCCGGAGATGGCATCGTTGAGCACCGTCGCATAGGCACCGCCGTCGGTCGATACGTCCACCGCGTAGCTGATGGAGTAGCCAACGCGGTCGCCATCCTCAGCGTCCACTTCCTGCAGCGCCGGCACAGCCAGACGGATCCGGACGGCGGACAGGTCCGCGCCGCTGACCGTGCGCACCACGGGCACACCGCTCCGCAGCTCGACGTTGACCGACACCTCATTTTCGACCGAGGGGAAGCCAGGGATGTAGGCCTGATCCTGCGTGCCCGAGCGAGTCTCCACCGAGACGCCGCTGAAGTTGAACGTGCCGTCGGCGTTCTGGATCTGCACCTCGTTGAGGTAGATCGACTGATTGCCTGCCACCAGCCCGCGAATCTCGCCCTCGCCCACCAAATCCACGATGCGCGCGATCGCCATCGAGTGGAGGCTGTCCGGAACCTCGGTGGGCGTGCGTGCGTTGGAACCGCCCTTGCCCCCGGCGCCGGCCAAGCTCACTACCCTACCGACCTGTTCCGCCAAGGGGGTCGTCACAGCCAGATGGTTCACAGTTGGTCCTCCGCCATGATGCCGCCGCTGATCACCGCCGAACCGACGAGCATCCCCTTCGTGTCGTGTCCACCGTAGGGAACCGGCACAGGATTGCCCTGGGCCTGGGTGTTCACAGTTCCGTTCATGCTGTAGCTCGGCTGGTTCTCGACGCTGTCCTGCGAACCCAAGCCTTTCGGCTGCGGGCCCAGCATCTGCACTACGCCACCAATGGCCATCACCGCGCCCGAGTAGACCAGGTTGTAGTTCTGCGTCCAAACGCCGACGACGATCATCACGACACCCAGAATGATGTTCAGCACGCCGCCGCGCTTGCTGCCAAGCAGCACTGGTGCAATGCGGATATCGTCGGCGCCCGGCGGATCCTGCAGCTGATCCTTGGTGATGTTCTGCTTGCCGATGAACACGGCGAACGCCATGCCCTGCTCTTTGGCCCTGGCCAGGTACTGCTGGAATCCCGGGACGATGGCGCAGAGCGCGCGGATGGCTTCAGCCGGGCTGTTCACTGCCAGGCGGAAGCTGCGGCCGAACCGGCTGCCCAGCTGGCCGTACAGACGAACTGTGCGCATGCGCTCAGTCATAGCGGGCATCCTTGTGACGGACCATGTAGCGGGTTCGCTCGGCCCACATGCCGCCGTACGGGACAACGTCCGACAGCCTGCCGTGCAGGTGGTGAAGCATCTGGCCGTCGCCCAGGAGGACGCCGGCATGGTTCGGTACGGGGGAGCGGATCTGCATCAGGACCATGTCGCCGCGACGCGGCTCACCGTCGAACAGGTCAAAGCCCTCGGCGCGCAGCCGGTCCAGGCTGTAGAGGTCCTGCCCCTTCTCCCACCAATCGTCCTCTCGCTCGTACTGGCTGAGGTTTACGCCCAGCTCACGTGCGTAGAAGTCGCGCACCAGCGCGTAGCAGTCGGTGATGCCGTGGGCGAACTGGCGCCCAACCAAAGGCGCCTGGTAGCCGCAGGGATAAATGGTCTGCAGGTCGCCGCATTCTGGATCGGCGCCAGTGCACTGCCCCACGCTGATGATGTGCCAAGGCAGACCGCTTGCCTCGCACATCACGCGGTCCGCATCCGACGGCGTTGCCGCCGCGTTCGGGTGACTGTGCACCACCGCCAGCACCTCGCCCTGGTCCTCGGCCGCGGCGAAGTCTTCAGCGGGCAGGATGAAGTGCTCGCTGGGAGTTGTCGCCGAATTGCGGCAGGCAACGTAGGCCTCACCGCCGGCCGTGGCCACCACAAGTCCGCAGCACTCGCGGGGGTACTCGGCCACGGCGTGCGCCTGGATGGCCTGCAGGGTCGTCTGTTGCATGGTTTCGCCCATGAAGAAGCCCGCGCGTGGCGGGCTAGATGGCTATCAAGTTGGGGGGGTGAATCAGGTGCGCAGCAATCCGGCTGCAGGGAACCCGCCATAGGGCAGCTCTTTGTCCGCGCCGAAGCGCATCTTGCAGCCGCGCACCAGCCCGCTGCACTGGTCGCGGGCAGGGTCATCGGTTGGTACGTCGTTGGCATCGGCGACAGCAGGGCCCGTGTACCCGCAGTAGGGCCCGCGGTACCCACCCCGGATCAGCCAGCCGCAGACGCCGGCGATGATCTGCCGGCCGGGCAGCTGCTCTCCGTTGAGGTCGATCGCGGTGGTCAGCTCGAACTCCACCATCTCCTTTTCCTCCGACACCTTGCGCTCGATGAACCACACTTCATCCTGGAAGTGCTCGTTCGGGTCTGCCGTTGGATTGCCTTCGGGGAAATTGGCCGCGTCCAGGTACTTGACCAGCGTCTGCCGGCGGATGACCCGCGCGCCGACCAGGTCACCGAACATCAAGCACAGCGCTGTGATCCGCCCATCGACGTTGCTGACGCTCAGCTTCGGCATGGGCGGCTGGTCGCCAGTGCGCGCGAATCCCTCGGCCTTGATCGGCCAGGGGCCGTACTCCTGCCCTTGCCACCAGATCACCCCGGACTGCAGGTGCTGGTGGAAGAACAGCTGGTCTGCCCCGAAGCTACTGCAGTCCAACTCATACAGCGTGACGCGACCGCCCGGCTCCAGTTTCTGGGCATCGGCGGTGATCATGCCGCGCTCCTCATTGCATCCAGCTCAGAGAGCATCGCCCGAGTGACCATAAACAGGAGTTCGTCCTTTCTCAGGCCGTAGATCTCGCCGCCATCCCGCGCGGGGCGGATCACCTCCCCCTCGTCGTTGAGGGTTGCATCCTCCGCCTGCCAGCTGTCGTGGCAGAAGCAACCGTAGTGGCGCCAGTTGAGTCCGTGGTGCTCCATCACGGCGATGGCTGCCTGTACCGTCGGACCTGCATGCAGCCGCCCGTCATCCGCACCGCAGCCTGCCTTCGACAGCCACCGCCACAGCATAGGAAGCCGTCCAATCTCGGAGAACGCCGCAAGCTCTTCAGCGTTTAAATCTCGAGGTGACGTCTTCAATTCGGCGTCGGAAGTAGAGATAGCCGAGTTGTTGGAGTATATCTGGCGGACGCGGGACGACCCACTGCCCAGATCGTAGGTGTTGTCTGCACTGGGTTGGAGATGGCCAGAATCAGCCACAACCCAACGCCTGGTGCGCACTGTAGATCCCGCTGCCGTTGTCTCTAGGGAAACGAAGGTTGGGGTGGAGGCCGACGTCCAGTTCGCGCCGGCGATCAGGGCGACGATGCCCTTCGATCCAACGAACGCGGTCCCGTCGTGGCCGCATAGGCCAATGCCCACGGCAGATGAACCCGGCGTTGCCGTAGGAGCAGCCACAGTACCGCCGATGGTGTACCCGCGGATGAGAGAGCCGAAACCAGGATAGTTCGATACCAGCGATATCTCGGCGGGAGCAGAGTTTCTTGCGATCTCAATGCCGCGACCACGCTCCTCCGAAACCACCTTTCGCTGGGTCAGCCCCTTCGAAATTATGATGTCGCCGTCGCCGTTGAAGTTGGCGACATACACGCGGCCGGACTGCGTAGCCCCCAGCGGAGTGGCAAGTATTCTGAAGTCAGTCCCTTGCGCGCTTGCGGTATGCCCCTGCGTAGCGATCAGATGGTATGCCGCCGTGGAGTGGTCAGAATAGCCGCCACCAGTCCACGGACGGCTGCCCGCTCCGCCCACCAGTTGACCATCGCCAGGGAATCCCGCCGTTGGGTGTTTGAAATGGTAGTGCAGCACGGGCGTGCCGCCGCCGTCGTTACGGATACCCAGCGATATTTCACTGATGTCCGTGCCGGAGAATACGAACTCGTTGGCGGTCTTTTCCGGTAGCGCCGCACCGACCGCTGAGAAATTGTCATTCACCTTTTTGAAGGCTAAGCGTGCAGGATCTCCCGCTTTTCCGCCAGGCTGCGGCGTGTCGAGATCGATGATTTCAAGGTCCATGGTGATCCCTTACGGTTGGAACGTCTGTTCAAAGGTGGCGGTGATGCTGTGCACCAGGCCCGTTGCAAATGGCTCGCTGTGCGTGTCGCACTGGAACAGCAGCAGCCCGCGCGGGCTCTGCCAGTAGAAGGAGCGTCCGACGTGGTCATCGAGGAAGTCGATGATCTGTTCGATGCGCTCCTGCGGGCCGGTGAACGTGAGTTGGTAGGACCGCCAGCGTGCGTTGAGCCCCTCCGGCGCGGCCTGGCTGTAGCCGTCGCCGAACTTGGCGCGGCGAACGACGGCACTGGCCGTGCCTCCCCCAGTCCTCGATGGCACCCAGTTAAAGGTGTCGGTCATGCGCGTGCCCCCATGGCGTGCAGCGGCCCGCCCGGTCGCAGGTCCCGGTTCTGCAGCTCGCGGTACTTGGATTCAACGAACCGGCCCAGCTCTTGGCCGAACTGCTGCATGAGCGCGGTATCGCCATCGGCTTCGGTGCTGCCGTCGCTGTTCACGACCACGCTCACGCTGATCTGTGCCGGTCCACCCGCTGCTGCAGCACCAGCACCGCTGGCCGCTGCCGGAATGACCTGCCCATCGTTGCCGGGGATCAAGTAAGTGCGTCCCCGGCCATCGTTGAACAGCTCCGGTCGGCCGCCCTCACCCACTTCATAGAGGGTCGAGCCGCGCACCGGACCGCCCTTGGCTCTGCCGCCGCCGAAGTTGCCCAAGTTGTTGCCGAAGCCGCCGAGCGAGCCGACGCCTGTGCCGTCGCCTGTGTAGGTGCCACCACCACCGCCCCAGGCGTTGGCAACCGCGTCGATGATGCCCACCGCCGCCTGCTTCGCGGCGATTCGGGCAAGGTCAGCAATGATCGCGTTGGCCATGTCACGGAACGACAGCTTTCCGGTCTGGGCGAATCGCACCCAGGCATCCTCCCATCCACTGAGCGCCGTGTTCATCACAGAGCCGGCGTTCTCCATGGCGTTGTTGGCGGCGAAGGAGTAGTCCTCCCATGCGCGCCGCGCGCCTGCACGCCAGTCGGAAAGCATCGCCAGCCGCTTCTCCTGGAAGGC